TCATATATGCTAATGCAAAAACTTCAATTGCCTCAATTTCTTTTAATTTTTCTCTTGTTTCTTTTCCAATTATTTTATTCAAAAGATAATATGATGGAAAAATATAAGGGTCTAATTTTTCTTCAACACCTCCGGGTAAACTCCCAAGTTTTTCTTCTGCCTCAACCGCTGGTCTAACAATAATTATTTTTTCATATGCATTGTTCTCGTCTAATAATAAGTCCACCGCAGCTTTCATTGCTATGTAACTTTTACCTACCCCTGCAGGTCCTGAACAAATTGTGATTTGATTATTATTGAGAATATCGTAATATTTTCGTTGACTCTCCGATAGAAACTTTTGTTTAGTTTTCTTTTTAACCAAAGAACAAATTAGTTGTTTTTTTGTTCTTGTATCAACTTTATCACTTAATGGTGTTGAAGTTGGTTTTGGTTTACTCCCTCTAGTTGGTTTTTGCACAGTTTAAATTTAGTGATTTATTTATATTCGATATAATCTTTTTGTTCTCTAACTTCAGAATCAGTTAATTCATTAATTTGATTTTTCAATACGAATCTATCGTCATTAATGTAATACACTTTTCTAGCTAATTCAATAAAATGTGAATCGAAATTCTTAGTAGTTTCAATTGTTCTTAACTCATCTTCTACGTCCCATAATGATAAATTAACTTCAATTAGTTGACGATAAAGGTCTAAAATTTTTTCATCATCTAAATACATTGATGACATATTGTATATCAATTCAAATTCTTTATTAATGAAAGATAATTTATCTTCATTAACTATTTTTAATTGTTTTACGTGAAGAATTGATAATTTATCAATTAACTCACCAACACTAACTGGTACTGTTACCATAGTTTAATTTTTTTTATAATAGTTTATCCAATATTCAACCATCTCATCTAACATGGTTTCAAATGTGTAATCGTGAGTCCAATTAGTTGCCTTAACTAATTTTGAAGGGTCTCCCTTTAAATTATGTAATTCTTCAGGTCTTAGAAATTTTTCGTCTTGTTTAACATATTCTTTCCAATCTAAATCTAATTTTTTAAAAACGTATTCACATAATTCTTGTACGGTATGAGAAATTCCTGTCGCACATACAAAATCATCAGGATTATCTAATTGTAGTATTTCCCACATTACTTTAACATAATCTTTAGCGTGTCCCCAATCTCTAGTTGCTTCTAAATTACCTAATTTAAGTTCATTAGATAACCCAAGTTTAATTTTAACCGCCTCTTTACAAACTTTATTTGTAACAAAATTTGTTCCTCTTCTTGGCGATTCATGGTTAAATAAAATACCATTTGAAATAAACATTCCGTATGAATTACGGTAGTTACGACAAATGTTATAACTAAAAACTTTTGCACATCCATAAGGTGAAACAGGGTTCATTGGAGTAGTTTCTCTTTGAAATCCATCTGAATCTATTGAATTACCAAACATTTCTGAAGATGAGGCTTGGTAAATTTTAGCATCCGGTTTAATTGATTTAACCGCCTCTAACATATTCAATGTTCCAATACCAGTAACATTTGCGGTGTATAACGGTTGGTCAAACGATATTCTAACGTGAGATTGTGCTGCCAAGTTATAAATTTCATCAGGTAAAACTTTTTGTATTACATTGATTAATGATGACAAATCTGTTAAATCTGCGTAGTGTAATTTAACTTTATCATAAACTGACGTTAATCTTGATGTTTGATTTTCGGCAACTGAATTTCGTTTTAAAGTTCCGTGGACTTCATATCCTTTTTCTAATAAAAATTCCGCAAGGTACGAACCATCTTGTCCATTTATACCGGTGATTAATGCTATTTTCATATATTATTGTTAACTATTTTAATTACTTTACTTATTTCGTCATCAGTCATCTGATGATTATTTGGGATGTATATTCCATACTCATGTACCATTTTTGAATTTGGTAATTCTTGTTTACCATATCTTTCATACCAAAACGGATGTTCGTTTATTGAACCACATATTAATGGACGACATTCAATGTTATTATCCATTAATGCTTTGGTTAATGATTTAATATTTTTAGTTATGATTGGGAATGAAAAATTTGATACGTAAGAATTTTCGGGTGGAGACACATTCCAATAGTCATTCTTAATTTCATTTTTATATCTCAGATAATTTTTATATCTATTCTCAACAATTGTTGATAATTTTTCTAATTGATTTAAACCAATAAAGGCCTGTAAATCAGTTGCTCTTAAATTAAATCCTGGATAATAAAAAGTGTATAATGACCTAAATGAATCTACATTATATTTTTTTCTAAGAAATTCTTGTTTTTCTTTAGGTAAGTCCCTATCCCAACCATGAGAACGAATTGATAGTAAAATGTGATATAATTCTTCATCGTTAGTTGAAACCATACCACCTTCAATTGTTGACATATGATGTCCAAAATAAAATGAGAATGTTGATAAATCACCGAGAGTTCCTAATTTGTTTCCGTTATATTCAGACCCTATTGATTCACAAGTGTCTTCAATTAACATAATGTTATTTTCCTTACATAATTCCATGATTTCATCCATGTGGTTTGGAAATCCTAATACGTGAACTAAGATAATTGCACTTGGATTTTCATTTTTAATAATCTCTTTTAAGTGATTAATATCTAATCCCAAGTTATCCATATCACACTCACACATAATTGGTTCTAAACCTAATTGTATTGCGGGTGTTACGGTCGTTACCCATGATACTGCGGGTACGACAATTTTATTATTTTTTAATTTACCTGAAAGAATTAAGGAATATATTGCGGCTAAATTAGCAGATGACCCTGAGTTGACAAATACCGAATATTTGGTACCTAACCATTCAGACCATTTTTTTTCAAACTCAATTGTTAGGTCCCCTTTAGTTAATCTAGGGTTAGTTTTTAACCATTCGATTAAATTATTAACATCATCAATATCGATAGTGTCTTTTACTAATGTTATTTTTTCATTCATATTTTGTTATTTTTATTTTTATTTTAATTATGTCCCCAACAATGAAAACTAATTGCGTCTTTATCTTGGTGTGAATTTACTAAACTTATAATTTCGGAGTCGGACCAATAGTTTCCACTTCTTCCCGACATATCAAAATTCAATACTTTTGTTTCAAAATTTTCAGGATAGTTGGTGTAATAAAAATTACCATATAGGTCATAATCTGATGGGTAACTGTCTCCGTCAACATAATTGTAAAGAAGTTCTAAAAAATCCTCAACTGTATTACAATTTGTTTTATTTAATAATTCTTTAACCACTTTTTTATCATACATAATAAATTCAGAAATAAAAGAGTGGTCGTATTCTCTTCCAATGCCTAATAGTTTTTGGTTAAATGTATAATATTGTTGGTGGTAATGGTCTCTACCTAAATAAAAGATAGTTTTGTTTTCATTGAAGAATTCTAAATTTTTTAAAATAATACAATCAGATTCAATCACTAAGAAATTATCATTACTTGTTACATTTTGAAAAATTTTTAACATCATTTGATAAATCCATTCAGGTCTATGTCTTAATCTTGATTTATCTATCTTTAAAACATCAGTTTCTATATGTTTGTATACTGGTCTTTTGGTTAATGTTTGTAATAATTCCATATGTTGGTATGGATGTCGGTCACTTAGTATTAAGTGTATTGAATCAAATTCTAAATTTTTTTCACAATGTTCAACAATGTGTTTTATATTATTAAAATCTTTTTCATGAGATACTATAACAATATCGTATTTTTTCATAATTTTATTTTCTAACTGTGTTATAATTCTCAATAAACCAATCAATAGTGTTTTTAATCCCATCTTCTAATTTTGTGAATTCAAAATCATGAGGGGCATTTGAAATCGCCGGTTTTCGGTGTTGACCCATCGGTTTGGATGAATCAAAAATAATATCATTATCTGATATCCCCAATGTATTACAAATAATGTTTGCAATATCTAAAATTGAATGTTCATTAGGGTTTATTGCCATAAATGATTCATCACTTTTCCAATTGTCTAATGACCACAATATTAATTTTGCTAAATCATCGGAATGAATAACTTGTCTTAATGGACTTCCATCTCCCCAAATAACCATTTTTTCTGAGTTTTGTTTTGACAGATATGCCCTATGTATCATTCCCGGAATCATATGCCCGTCTTCTAAGTGAAAATTATCATTAATTCCATAAACATTTGTTGGTATCATTGATATCCAATTGGCATTTAATACTTTTTTAATTACATTTGTTTGGTAACCTGCAATTCTTTTTGCATATGCATATCCGTGATTTGAAAAATGAGGTGCTCCATTATCAATTTGATTTGGGGTTAGTGGGAATGTTATATTTTCATCCGGAAAAATACAAGTTGATAGTAAGTTAACAAAATTAGGGATTTCGTTTTTAAATGCAGATTCAATTACATTATTGTTTATCATAAAGTTTTCTATAAAAAATCCTTTATTATTTCTCATATTCGCTTGTACTCCACCAACTTTTGCGGAACAATTAATAATACTATTAACTCCATTATTTTTAACGTGATATGTTATGTAATCTGATGTTTTTTTAGAGTCAGTTAAATCAACTTCTTCTTTTGTGTGATAGATGTGACCATCACCTAATATGTTTTTTAATGATGAACCTACAAGTCCATTTGAGCCTGTTATTAAATATTTTCTCATATGTTATTAAATTTTTATCCAATTTTCCCCTCCTATTTGACTACTGTCAGGTCCATTATTAAACCAAAATGATGGGTATATTATTTTTTTATTAATATGTCTGTTTAACCAAGCACCCCACCAACTAAAACTCGAATTGGCAATAATGTTATGGTTACACATCGACATTAAATATAGGTCTTGATAATCTAAATTTCCACTAATAAAAATTTTATTTTCAATAAAATCTAAATTAGATTTACACCAATCAATATCATCTGAAAAGATTAGAAACAATGTTTTTTCACCAATAATTGATATTGCTCTTTTATAATACTCTATAGTTTGTAATGGGTGAAAATGTTGTCTTTCAACATAATTACCTCTTCTAACGTGTATTGAACAAGTATTTTCAAAAGTTATGTCAGAATATTTTTCGGTTAAATATTGATTTGTTGTTTCATCAATTTCAAACAAATTAAGTATTTCGTTTCTATATTCTTTAAAATACATTTCGTTCTGATAATACCCATCCAATTTTAAATTACCTTCGATAACGGGTATTTCAAGATAAGATATTGGTGAATGTTCGGAATGATGAATTAATCTAAAATCATCAATATCACCAAATTGAATATTTCTTAAAATGTTATTTGAGTATAACTCTAATGGACTATGGATAATTGCAATATCCGAAGTATCAATTTTTAATTCTTTGTTATGTTTTAGTGAAACAGAGTAAGCCGCGGAAATTTGAAATAGGTAATTTCCTAACCCTCCTTGTAAATGACTTGAAACGTATCCGTTCATTTTAATATATTTTAGTAAATTTATTTAATCCAATACTATCGTAATTGTCGTTGTATGGTCTAACATACCAATGTAGGTAAAACTTTGGATTATTAAAGTTAAATGAATTAATTAAATCTTTCATCCCGGTTTGCATACTATGAACCTCAGTGGCGTTCTCAATAATTTTTAACATATCAAACATTAAAAATCTTTTATCGTTTTCAATAATTTTTAGGTTAGGATTTATTTTATTTCTATCAATTTCAAACCCTCTTTCCCGGTCATCATGAACATAAATGTAAGGTTCATTATTTGGGTTTAATTCATTATAAACTTCGGATTCTTTCTCAATGTTTCGTTCAAATTTAAATTTAGAAAATCTATATTCAAATGGTAAATCAACCGTGTTGTAAAATCCTTCATCAAATGTTTTTGCATTATGGAATCCCGGTTTATCAAAACCAACCGTTATCAAATCAGAATGTAAATTATTTTTATTGATGTAATTAATTACATCAGAATCCTCACCGATTGGTAAAATAATAATATTATCATCGTCTCGATACATATACTCAACATTAGTAAAATAATGTGGTTTACAAAAAACAGTAACTGTATCATGAAGTTCTCGATAATATCTAACAATTCCGTTACAAATAATATGGTCTCCAAGACCTAAATGGTGATAAATGTATTTCATTTTATTTATTATAAGGGCACACTAGTCCCTTTTCTATAGATGTAAAGTTTATCTTGTAATTGATGAAAAATAAAATTATTTGATATTCCTCTTTTCCATAAATCCCAATCTTCCGCACCTCTAACATCTTGATATCCATTTAATTTATTAATACATTCTTTTCTAACTAACATTGAACCGTGAGTTAATACATTTGATTCAAAGATTTTACTTTTAATATCTTCATGACTCTCACAAAAGGGGGTTTCTTCGTGATTTAAATACCAACTAGGATATAAATCTTTTTCATTTAAACCATCAATATACCAAGATTTTGTCCCCAAAAAATCAACATTATTCGTTTCAATATACTTAACTTGCTCTTCAAGTTTAGTTGGTACATATAAATCATCACCATCTAAAAATCCCACCCATTCAGTGTTAATATGGTGTAATCCATAATTTTTGGCATAAGATAAACCTTGTTTTTTATCTCTTGTTAATATTGTTAAATCCAAATCGTAATTTGATGAGGTAATCATTTCTTTAGTATTACTCCAACATTCATCTAAAACAATCACTGTTTTAAATTCTTTATATGTTTGATTAACTAATGATAATATTGATTTATTTAATAGTTCATCGTTAAAATTATTGGTGCTATGAACACAAATTAAAATTGTTAATGTCATAATTGTTTTAATAAATTTTTAAATAATGTTCGGGGTGTCTATTTTCATTTTCGTCAAAAACGTCACCGACAAATTCTCTGTTTATTCTTTCGGATGGGAATGGTTTTGAACTACTATTATAATTTAAATTAGAATCATGAGTAAAACTATTATTAACAACCAAAGGGCATATTTTTTCTCTTAAAAAATTTTGGTCAACTTGCCAAAAATCACCTTTAGTGTAATCACTTAATAATTCTTTTATGTTTTTTAATAAACCATTTCTTACCCCCCACATTCCACCTAAAATTTCTATGTTATGATAAGGGTGGTCTCTCATTATATGAAAATCTTTGTCCGATGACAACCATTCATCAACCGCTAATTTTTCTCTTAAACTTAATCTTGAGTCAGTATCCCTTGACAACATTATGTCCGAGTCTTCACAAGCATAAAATCTCCAAAACATACCTGTCCAATCTCCGTCAACATCCATCATAACAACTTCAGTATTTGGTAAAGAAATTAATGTTTTAATAATATCGGTAGGAACAGACTCACCACAATAAAATCTTGAAACCCATCCGGGATAAATAATTGGTGTTAATTCGGCGTTCCTTATTGCACCTATTGTGTACTTGGGGTTATCCCCCCAAAGAGAAAAACTAATTATTTTTTTCATAGATAAAAGTTATTTTGTTTTCTACTTATAAATAAGTTCCTATCGTGGTTTTCGTTCATTGAATTTATTTGATGTATTTTATCTCTATTTCCATACCCCCAATCAGGATGTTCATGTTCAATAATAACTTCATCAAAATAAGTTTGTTTTTGTAAAATATCACCAACTAACATAAATTCATTATCAGACCAAACTGATTTGTATTCGGGATAATAAATGTAATTGAATCTTTCGTAGTATTTTTTACCTAAGATACATAAAGTGTTTAGACGATTTGCTTGGTGACCGTCATTAAACCATAAAATACCATCCGTATCAGGATAATGTTGTTTCATTTTATCACGGATAATATTATCGTACCCTTTAACTTTTGGTGTCATATCGTCAGAAGCCAATAAAACAATATCCCATTCATCAATAGTTTCTATGTCTCTATTTATCGCATGAATTTTAGAGGTACTATTTCCATAAACATATTTTATATTCTTAAAGTTACTAAAAATATCAGCAACCTCAGGTAAATTCATTTCATCATCATCATTATCTAAGGTTATTAGAAAAAATGTGTTCTCAATATCTTCACATAGTTTTTGATATTGTTTTAATACTGTAAAAAATTTATTTTTACGATTTCTTGTTGGGAATTTAATTAATAATTTCATTATAGTTTGATTAGATATCCTTCAGGTTTTGTTCCTGATTTATAAAATTTAAGTCTGTTATTATAAGACAAAGACAATTCATTAAATTGATTACCGAGTTGGTAGTTATCAATAACCCCAATATGGTATCCTTCATTGAGTAATTCAATACAAAGATTCCACGGTTGTGAATTGACTAAATTGTCAGTACCTTTTTTAAACCCTATATCTTCAATAATAAAGGGGATGTCCTTATTTGGGTTTTGAGATATGTAATGTTCTTTTAAAAATTTTGAATGATTTTCATTACTTTCTTTAACTGACGTAATTAATGTTGTGTCTATATCATATTTTTTTAAATATTCAGTTAATGTTTTTGTATCTCTTGGAAGATTAATACCTCCGTACCCAAACCCGTATTTTAATGATTTTAACCCAACTCTCGAATCTTTACCAATTGTACTTAAAATAAGTCCACTTTCATTTTCCAATCCGGATTTAACGAATAAATCCCCCAACGTATTAATAAAACTTATTTTCATTGATGAGAAAGCGTTTATTGATAGTTTGGTGATTTCGGCAGCTTTTAAAGACATGGTACAAATATTAAGACCATTTGGTTGTATTTTAGAGAATATCGTCATTAGTTCATTTGACAATTCTTGATATTCTGACCCAACAATAACCATATCAGAATTGTAGTACCCGTTAATTATATTAACTTCTGATGACATTGACGGACAATATGCGACTTGTATGTTAAACATATGTAACTTTTCTTGAATTTGTTCAGTTTCTCCGGGATTCATTGTAGAACCAATTATGAATTTTTTATTATGAATTGGTTTATCTAATTGAGACGCAGTAAAAAAATGATTGACAACTTCAAAAACTTTTGTGGTATCGTTTCCCCCTTCTAAGGTTGGAACCGTATCAACAAACGTGAAGATAGTATTACATTTCTCTATTAAGTCAATTACATTTGTAGTACCCGAAAAATCGACTGACTCAAATAACATTTTTTGAATCAATGGTTCTTTTGTGTTAAAAATTTCTTGATTTATATTAAAAATGGTATCTTCATTTTCATCATAAATTATAACATCATATCCTGCATTTTCACAAAGTAATGAAAATGCTACCCCTAATGTATTTGCTCCAATAACTCCAATCCTCATCTTATAAAATTTTAATGTATTCTTCTTTTATTTGTTTTACAACATTTGATGAATAATATTTTTCTAAATCCGTAGGTACCTCAAATTTTTCTTTATTTAAAATAAATCCTCCTGAATCAACTTTATAAATCCATCCCGGTTTTCCACATAACCAACCTTCAATAGTTGTTCTACCTAACTGAATGCCGGCCGTTTCAGAACATTTAGAAATAAATGATTCTACATTCCATGTTGGTGGAAAATGTTTTACATGAGGTTCAAACAATACGTGTTGTAAATAATTTCCTTTATCTTCACCAACTAACCATAATTCTTTTCCCTCTTCCTTAGTTCGTTCCATTAAATCTAAAATGGTTTCTTTTCTTAGATAATCAATTGTTCCAACAAAAAGAACGCTATTTTCTTCTTTAATTGGTTTTGGTTTAAATTTTTCGTTATCAATTGGGTTATAAATAACTTCAATATTTTCATCAGGTATTTGGAAATAATTAATTAAATAATCTTTAATTTCCGGTCTAATTGCAATGTATTTTTTAATTGATTCGTGTTCAATCGGGTTTTCTAATTGAATTACTTCTGAATGAATAGAATAAATTTTATCAATCTCAGGATAAAATTGAATCATTCTTTCCGCAACAGGTTTATGTTGCATATGAATTAAATCAAAATTAACTTCTGATACTCGGTACATTACATTTGGTTGAGATGGTTGAAATCCTTTGTCTGTGTTATGCCCCCATTTTCCGTCTCCCATTTTAAATCCGGGAGCTTCTTCAAAAGAAACACATTTAATACCTTGTTTTTTTGCCATGTCCGTTAATGGTCCTCCAATTTGGGACATTACAGTTACGTCACAATTTTGTTTAATTAAATTTTTTGCTAATTCATAAACATAAAGTTCTGAACCCGTAAATGTTTTAAAGAATAAACAAGATAATAATACTTTTAGTTTTCTTTGTTCATTATATGGTAGTTTAACCGGTAAATTTGATTTATATGTTTCAGCAAATAATTTTTTGTTTTCTTCCCATTGTTCATTAGTTTGACCAATAGATTTGTGGGTTATTCTGATGTTTGTTATAACACCTACTTTAACACCTTCCAAATAGTTATCAAAACAAAATGGTATATCGTAGAAGTGAAATCCTTTAAAATTTTCGTTAAAGTTTTTCTTAATTTTTTTCTTATTAATTGCCATAAAAAGACCGTCAACAATCACAGTTTCAAAAATGTTATTACCAATACTCTCTGAGTATTTTGATTCCCATTTTTTCCCTTCATGTTCGTGGTTAACAATACCTACCATTTTTTTTCTGTTTTCCCACCACATACCGCTTTCAGGCATTTCAGTAGTTCCGGCCATTCCAATAATACCGAAATCAAATTTTTCAAAATGTTTAATTAATTTACTATACCATGCGTTAGTGTCAAAATAAATGTCGTCGTGGCATAAAACAACAATATCCGTCTTCGATTCGGATAGTATTTCATTGTAAACCTCTGAAAGAGATTTATCACCATTATTTATTTTTTCAATAACCTCAATTTTTTTGAAACCTGAACTTTTTTTCAAGTACTCAATGAACTCTGGGTTGTGGGTTCTTGTCGAATATCCTACTGTTATCATATTATACTAATCCTGTACTACCAAATCCGTTATCACCTCTATCTCCATCACCAACTTTATTTACTTTAATTAAATCAACGTATTTTCCATTTACCACCGGAGATAAAACCGCTTGCGCAATTTTGGTTCCTTTTGGTATTGTTACTGTAGTGTTATTTGTGTTAAAAATAATTACTTTAATTTCACCGTTATATCCTGAATCAACAGTTCCGGGTGTGTTTAGAACCGTTAATCCTTGGTTTATTGCTAATCCGCTTTTAGGTCTGACTTGAATTTCAAATTCTTCAGGTATTGATAATTTAATTCCTGTTGGTACTAAAGCTCTTCCAAAAGATTGTAAGATAATTTCTTCAGTTGAAAATAAATCAAATCCTGAGTCGCTTGGATATGCATATTCGGGAAATTTCGCGTCCTCATTTAATAACTCAACTTTTAAAGTTTTTGTCTTAAAAGTTTTAATGGCATCTTCATTCATTTCTTCATACGTCATTCCAATTAATGACTCTAACTCTTTTTGATATTCATCATCTTCATTAATGTCAACACCCGCCTCTTCTTGTATTTTTTTAAAATGATTTTGAATATCATTTAAAATTGCTGGGTCAAACCCTAATCCATCTAATCCATCCATTATACTAATTCTTTTAATTTTTTAATTACCTCTATCAACACTTCAACATCTTTTTCGCAATACTCAACAATTCCTTTAATGTCTTTTTTATCCCAAAAAGCTTCGTGAACTTTGTTTCCTGTTACTTCCATATTTTTTGAGGATTCAACTCCTAAACAAACGCACATCAGTTCTAATGACGCAATTGACCCATAACCACCGTATTGCCAAACTTCTTTGGTGTCAAGTGCTTTAATTTCCCAAGGTTTAGTGTCATGACCTGGTAATATTTTTGGTGGTAGTAATCCATTCATAATCATTCTTTTTGCAAGAACAGGAATATCAAACCCTTTAACATTATGACCACATAGGAAGAATCCTAATTCACCGGTACGATGAAGCATTTTCTGAACATCTTTTAATAGTTCTTTTTCATCTACATTACTATATGATTCCATTTTTGTAGTACCATCAGGAGCTACAAACGCAACACTAACACAAGCAATTCGTAAAAATTCCGGAACTAATGCTGCTCTGTTTACAAACATTTTACCTGGCCCCTCATCCGCATCTTCCGGAAATCGTTTTTGAAACCAATCAAAATATTTTTCAAATTGGAATGAAAGTTCAGGTCGATTTAAACACAATGACTCCCACGTTGGTTCAATACCAACAGTTTCAATGTCTAAAAATAAAATCTTGTTTAATGGTATGTTTATCATAGTATTGATTTATAAAATTCTGCTCTATCTTTTGTTACAATATTTAAATCGTATTTGTCTTTAACTG